AAATTTAAAATAAGAAAAGAAAATGATAATATTAAAAATAAATTTTGTATTGATAATAATATTGATTTGATTAGAATAAAATATTCAGATATAAATAATATAGAAAAAATATTGACTAAACTTTTAATAAGTTAATACCGAGATAATTAATGAGATTAAAAAATCATTAGCATCGTAGAGCGTAAAGGTTGAACCTGTTTGTAGGATAATTACCTACCACAGAATATAAGACCTTCAAGAGTGTTCGATACTCACCATATAAATTTAAGAGAGTAAAAATGTACGCCAATCTGGGTATGAATTGACATACCGATGAAAATGAGGGAAACCTCCAGAGTGTGAGATAAAAAGCTCACAGATAATAACAAATGATTCAGACCATTGGAGTTACTCTAAGTGGAAAACAACAGTTAAAGATATGCTCACTAAATTTGATTCCTTTGCTTGTAATATTCCTTTTACCTGTTCTTTAGAGCATGGATTAAATACTAAAAAGAAAATGGAAAGAGAAATGGATGCAGAAGGTATGAACTATGCATCTTTTTTAATGGAATACTGTGCAGTGTTCTTCAATGAAGCAGATGACGCTTTCTTTAAATCTTCTATTATAAATCCTTGTAGAGATACACTCGATGTATTTTATCCTCCTACAGCGGAAGAATGGATAGCAGAGAGAAAAAAGAAGAAATCCGAACAATCATGGTATATGCCTAGAGTTAACGGTGAGATAAGAATTATGGCTTGTGATATCGCCTTAGCTAAAGGTGTGGCAAACGATAACTCCAGTTTCTTATTAATGAGAATGATACCTGATAGAGGTAAGTTTAAACGCCATGTTGTATATATGGAAGCACACAATGGTATGGCAGCTAAACAACAGGCTATAAGAATAAAACAATTATTCTATGATTTCGGGGCAGATAAACTTATTATAGATACAACTGGTGTTGGAGAAGCAGTTTGGGAATTTGTCAGAGAAAGTAACTATGATGAAGAGAGGGGAGTCAGATATGATGGATTTACTTGTTTTAATGAAGATAATAGAGTCGATGATTTATCTAAAAGAACTGGCTTGCCTTTTGTTTATTCAATGCAACCTAACAGCGAAGTTAACAGTAGAATAGCAGTAAGTGTAAGAAAATTATTAGCAGATAAAGATTTAATACTTCCTATGAATGATAGAGAGGCAAAAATATTAGTAACTGAAAAAGTAGCTAGTTTAGATTTAGATTTAGAAGAGGCGGCTTATAGAGAAGCTAGATACCTTGCTCCGTTTGTTCAAACAACTATTATGGTTAATGAAATGATAAGTTTGAACCATGAAAGTAAAGAAGGGAAAATAAAACTTTTTGAAAGAGGGGCAAATAGAAAAGATAGATATTCTTCATTAGGATATGCCGTATTCTTGAGTAATTTAATCGCACAAGAAGAAGGCTTTGGTGATGACGATGATGATATCTTATTTTTTGTATAACGAGGTGGTTATTATGCAGAATAAGAAAAGAATAATTTATGAAATATATTTTCCAGCATTCTGTAGGGACTTTCAAGATTTAACAAATAAAATACCATACTTTGTAGAATTAGGAGTTACCACTTTATGGTTAACTCCTATATTCCCAAGTCCAACAGAGCATGGATATGACATTATCAATCATTTTGACATTAAAAAAGAATATGGTAGTTTTAGAGATTTTGATAATTTTATTGAGAAAGCACATGAGAATGGGTTAGAAGTTTTATTAGACTTAGTATTATGTCACACAAGTTCAGAACATTTAATGTTTAAAGAATCTATTCAAGGTAAAAACGATTGTTACTTTTGGAGCAACTATAAATTAGATGACGCTTGGAAAATTTGTAATGAGAATAAACAGTATTATTTAGCCAAATGGTACTACACAATGCCTCAACTGAATAATCAATCAGCACAAGTCAGAACTTTAATAAAGGTATTAATAAAGTTTTGGTTGGTAGAGCATAAGGTAGACGGATTTAGACTTGATGCAATTAAATATGCTAGTGGTGACCCAATAGAGTTTTGGAAGTGGTTTTGCGATGAGGTATACAAAATAAAACCTGATGCTTATTTAGTTGGTGAATGTTGGGAAGAATTTGAAATAAGTAATAAATATGCTATAGAAACAGGAATGAAAACATTCAATTTTGAACAAGCTGGTTGGATGAAAAATAAAATATTACACAATAGTAGGTATGAAGTTAGAAATGATATAAATAATGCAGTTATTTTCCTAGACAATCATGATATGACTAGAATATCTGTTGATTGTAGTTTTAACGTAGATAAAATTAAAAATTTACTAAAATTAATGTTTATGTTTAATCACAACGATATATGTATATATTATGGAACTGAAATTGGAATGGGCGTTCCTAATGGCTATGTGCATTGTGGAGGTCATGGAGATTTTCACTCAAGAACAAAAATGAACTGGCATGAAGTAGAAAGACAGAGAAGAGACCCAAATAGTATATTTAATTATATCAAAAAGTTAATACATGAATATAAAAGTAAGGAGGAGCTGATGATTTAGATAATTTACAAGTATTAACATGGTTTGAAAATAGATGTAAAAAATAATATGGCGTAGAAAGAAAGATTAAATTCAATGTAAGGAGTTGATATATTTGAGCGAAGATGTAAAAAAAGAAAATATTGATTCTTATGATGCTTATGATTTTTCCGAAGACCTGTTGTACAGTTTAAAAACTTATAATTCACAAATTTCAACAATAAGAGACAATAGTGTAAGAGTTAAAAATAATATAAGAAAAATATTAAGTAATCAAACAAATAATCAATATACAGAAACAGAACTTCAAAAAATAGGAGATATGCTTACTAAAAAGAACGGTCAGTTAAAGGAATTAATTACCTATAAATCTAATTTACTTACTTATGACCACTATATAATGCCATTAGATGTTAGTAAGTATAAAACAGAAGAAAGTATAAAAGAAGCTAGAAGAAAAGCTTCAAAACAAGTAGAAAAATATAACCTAAAATATAACTGCAAATGGATTGCACAGGATATTATAGAATATGGGGAAATTTATTTGGCTTTAGTTAAGGGTAAGAATAATTATTTATTTTTTAAATTCCCTAGAGAAATGTGTATGATAACTCAAAAGACTGGTAATATGGTCTCTAAATTTGCTATAAATTTAGGATATTTAAATTCTACTAATTATTATACGTTCCCACAAGACATACAAAATTTATATTGGGATTATCAAGAGGGTAGATTGGATAAAAGAAGAATTATAAAAAATTCATGGTATCAAATGACAGAAGTTACTTATATGGCTTTTACATTAGATGAATGGCAAGAAAAAGGCACTCCGTATTATTCTTATTTATTTGATAGTTTGGCGTCACTAGAAGAATTATCAGATTTAGTTAATTTAAATGCTTATATAGATAGTTTTAGATTATTACATCAAAAACCTGAGCTTGACGATAGAGGTCAGTTAAAAATGGAAAGAAAGAAAATATTAAACTACCATAATTCATTAAAGAGTTTAGTCCCTTATGGTTATTGTACTTTAACTTCTCCTTTAGATTTAAAATTAATATCTAGTGATGGAAATAGTTCTAGTATACTTGATGCTAAAGAAAAAACCAAAACAACTATATATGATTCTAGTGGTGTAAATGACAACTTATTCAATGGTAATACAACCAATACAGAAGCAGTAAGTATAGGATTTACAATAGATACTTTAATGCCTTTAAGAATACAAAAGGAGATAGAAAACTGGGTTAATGACCATATGAGAAGCGTTAGAGCTACTTCAAATTGGTTCTTAGAATTTATACCTACTAATGAATATAATCAAGGATTAGAAGCAGAAAGACAAAGAAATGCTTTAACTGTTTATTCTCCTAAATGGAAATATTTAGGTACTATAGGACTAACTCCTTTAAGAGCATTAAGTACTATAGAATCGGAAGAATTAGAAGATATAGCATCTAAAATGTTACCATTATCAACTGCATATACTCAAGTTGGCAATGAAGTGGGTGGCAGACCTAGTAAAGCAGAAACAGGAGAATCTAATGCTGAAAATAGTAGTACAAATCCAAATGAATAGGTGAGAATATGGAAGAAAGGTATAAATTATATCAAGGCGATTGTTTAGACATTATAAACAATATTGAAGTGGTTGATTGTATTATAACTGATATCCCGTACAATATATCTAAGAAAAACAATTTTAAAACTATGAAAGATAGGACGGGTAGAAATGGTATAGATTTTGGAGAATGGGATAAAGGGTTTGAAGAAGAAAATTTAATACAATTTATCCCATTAATAAAATCGGGCGGTAGTTTTATATTATTTCATTCGTTTGAACAATTTGGTAAGTTGAAAGAAATATTTGAAAATAATGGTTTAATGCTTAAAGATAAATTAATATGGGAGAAAACAAATCCTATGCCTAGAAATAGGGATAGGAGATATATAAGTAATATTGAAATATTATCATGGTATGTTAAACCAAAAAAATAAATGGACTTTTAATAGGCAAAATGGAAAATATGAAAGTAGCGTTTTAAAATATCCTTCTGAATCTGGAGGAGGATTTAGAAGATATCACCCAACTCAAAAAAATTTAAAAATGATAGAGTATTTAATTAAAATTCACACAAATGAAAATGATGTTGTATTAGACCCATTTATGGGAAGTGGCACTACTGGAGTAGCTTGTATGAATTTAAATAGAAGATTTATGGGGATTGAATTAGATGAAAGTTATTTTAATATAGCTAAAAATAGAATTGAAGAAGCATTAATAGACAAAGGTGATAAAGATGAGTGATTTTAAACTAACTCCTTGTTCTCTAGGAGAAATTAAAGACGATATACCATATAAAATTCCTTCCAATATAAAACTATTAGGAGCAGAATCATTTTGGGATAAAGGAATTTATGGTAAAGGTATAACTGTAGCTATATTAGATACAGGAGTAGATGCAGACCATGTATGTTTAAAAGACAGAATAATTGGTGGTAAAAACTTTACAAGCGAAGGCAAAGAAGATGATTTTACTGATTGGAATGGTCACGGAACTCATGTAGCAGGTATTATAGCAGGTAATAGAGCTGAAAAAGGAATTACTGGAGTTGCACCTGAATGTAATTTATTAATAGTAAAAGTTTTAGATAGAGTTGGTGACGGTGCATTTCCTAGTATAGTAAAAGGATTAGAATATGCTATTGAACAAAATGTAGATATTATAAACATGTCTTTAGGTGGTAAAGCAAATGACGATTCTTTACACGACACTATTAAAAAGGCAGTAGGCAAAGGTATATGTATTTGTTGTGCTAGTGGAAACAATGGAGACGGAAGTGCAGATACAGATGAGATTAATTTTCCCGGAAATTATCATGAAGTAATAGAAGTTGGAGCAGTGGATAGAGATAATAATATTGCAAAATTCAGTAATACAAATTCGGAAATAGATATTGTATCATATGGTGTCAATATAATGTCAACTTATAAGAATAATAGATATGCAACGACAAGTGGCACTTCTCAGGCTACTCCACACGTTTCAGGAGCGTTAGCATTGATTAAAGAAGATTTTGTTAAAACTTATGGCAGAAAGCCAACTGAAAGTGAATTGTGGGCAAGACTTGTCAAATGTACTAATTTCCTCAATGATATAGATACGAAGGCACAAGGAAACGGTGTTTTATACTTAGGAAATGGATGTGAATAATATGGGAAAATATATAATTGCAGATACAAGAGATAAAGCAGAAAAGTTAAAACGAATAGGTTTTGAATGTATCGCAATACAAGAAATAGGTAAGGAAACACATTATGTGTTTGAAAATTCAGATAAATATTTACTTTTTTCAAATGATGAAAAAAGCGAATATATAATAAGTGATGAACTATATATGTGTTTTTAATTCTTATAGAAAGGAGGAAATCCTTTGATAATTAGAATACCATGTTCTATGACTTTAGAAGAAAATTTCTTAAACTTTTCAGAAAACAATGAATCAAATCCAAGTGTTAAAATGCAAATCTTACATGAAGGAGTTAATCCAAAAGGAACAAGTTTTTCAAAAGAAGCAATAGAAGAGGCTAAGGCATCAATATATGATAAACCAATATTAGCATATGTTAAGTATGATGAAAATGGTGAACCTTTAGACTTTGGAGAACATGAAATGATACTTGTTCCAAAAGTTGTCAATGGTAAAAGAAGTTATGAGATTAAATATATAGAACAACCTATAGGAACTTTTTCTCAAAACTTTGACCTTTCTTACGAAAAAGGTGAAAACGGAAAAGAGTATCTTACTGCTACAGGTACTATATGGAACAGATATTGCAAAGATGCTTATAATCTTCTTAAAGAAGGAGATAAATCTGTAAGTATGGAAATCAATATACTCGAAAGCGAAAAAGATAAATATAGTGGAGTTTTAAATATATCTAAGTTTGAATTTTTAGGAGTTACTATATTAGGTGACGATTATGCTCCGGGAATAGATGGTGCTAATGCAACTCTTGAATTTACAAGAATAAAAACTGAAAAAGATTTAATTAATTTTTTAAATAATATAGAACAAAATGTGAAAGGAGACGAAAGTATGGATAACACTAACAAATATTCTCTTTCTAATAGAAGTATGGCGTTACAAATAAGAGAACAATTAAGTAATAGACTAATAGAAAAACAATACTCTTGGGGAGAAACATATCAAACTAGAGAGTTTTACTATGTAGATACTATACCCGATGATTCTGTAGTAGTAGTTCAAGGAAATGATGGCTATAAATATTATGGAGTTCCTTATTCTGTAAAAGAAGATACTCTTACTTTAGATTTTGATAATAAAAAAGAATATATAAGTGAGTGGAGAGAGAAAAAAGTTGATGAATCTGCTAATTTTGCCTTAGATGAAGAAGATGCTAAAGAAATGGCAGAACTTACTTTTAATGCAGAAGTGGAAAAGGTTGGTCAAGAAGCCAAAACAGTTGTCGACACTTTTAAAAATGATTTAGACGGTGTCAATAAAGAATTAGAAGAAACTAAAGAAGCATTAAAAAATGCTAATGAAACTGTATTCTCTTTAGGAGAAGAAGTTAAAGAATTAAAAGCTAAAGAGGCTCAAGCAGAACAAGAAAAACTTGTAGAAAAGGTTGAAGAAGTTCTAGCTAAATTCTCATTTGACGAAGAAGAAACTAAAGAAATGAAAGAACAATGTTTAAATGGAGAATTTAATGTAGAAGAATTAAGTAATAAATTATTTACATTATATGGTAAAAAAGCATTTGAAAATATGCAAAATAAACAACCTAAAGAACCAGAACAAGAGCCTAGTTTACACATGCCAACTAAGGGAGATACTCATATTCCTTATGGTGGTATATTTGAAAATTTATAAAATTAAAAGGAGTGAATAAGTGTGATAAGAACAGTTATGAGAGCAATAATGAGAAAAGATAGACAACCATATCCAAATCCTATAAATGGTATATGCGAACAAGTATTAGAAAATGGTATGGTAGTCGGTGTTAAAAGTTTTGCTGAAAATGGAGAAAGAGAACTTTACAAAGTTGGTCAATTCGCAGAAGGAGATTTAGCGGCTATAGTTGATTGTTCTGTTTTGATGTATGATAATCAAATGGACGAAAGAGACTTCCAACTATTAGCAGGTGAAAGAGGTAGATTTGAATATTTAGGACATGGTGATGTTTATACAATATCTAACGCTTTCTTACCAGAAGGATTAGTAGTAGGAGATAAATTAGCTCCTGATACTGGAAATTTAGGAAAATATGTTAAAGATGCCGATAATGGTATATTCTTAGTTAGAAGAGTAGGTATAGACTTTGAAGGACAACCTTCAACTATGATAGAAGTATGTTTACACGCATAAGAAAATAAATAAAAGAAAGGATGATTATAGTGGAAAAAAGAAGTCAAGTTGCTCAAATGGCAATAGATATATTAGACGGAAACCCTGATACATACGATTTAAATACTGCTGAAGACAAATTAAGAAAATTAGTATTAAACGAAATGGGTGGAACTTGGGATTATTATACTTTCCAAGATAACAAATATAAAGTATTCGCAATATTATCAGAAATATTAACTGAAAGTACTTCTCGTGTTTTAAGAGAGGTATTCGAACCATTCTGTGAATTCAGAGATTTTGAATTAGGAGATACTGTTGAATTTACAGTAGAAGACGATAGATTATTTGAAGTATCTGTAGTTGCAACAGATAATAACAACCTATTAAGACAAAAATTAATGAACAGAAAAGTTCCTATGACTGCTAGTGAATTAGGTGTAAAAATCTATGCTCCATTTACTGCTTGGTTAGCAGGAAGAATAGATTTAGCAAAATTAGTAGATAGAGTTCAAAAATCTACTCAACAAGATATGGTTAGAAGAATAGGTAACGCTTTTGTTAGTGCTTATGGTCAATGTCATGCTAACTTAGTTGAAAGTGGTACAGTAACTAGAGATGCTTTATCTTTATTATGTGCTAAAGTAGACGGTTTAGGATTAGGAGACCCAGTTATATATGGTACTAAAACTGCATTAGCTAAAATACCTGCATTAGAAGGATTCGTTTTAGATGGAGAAGATTTAAGAAACAATGGTTACTTAAAAATGTTCGAAGGTATGAAATGCGTAGAATTAAAAAATACATTCAATAAAGAAACTGGTAAATTTGGTTTAGGTGACGATGAACATTTATACATAGTTCCAAGTGGAATGACTAAACCTATAATGGTTGGTTTTGAAGGAAAAGCATTTGTACTAGAAGATAAATCTGGTGCTAGAAACGACAGAGAAATCGAATATCTATTCACTAGAAGAGTACATATAGGTGTTGTAAAAGCAGTTAACTTCGGTAGATATGATATAGCTTAGTAAATATAAATAGGGAGATGATAGTAAATGGCAACTAAAAAAGTAGAGGAAAAGGTTAATTTAGGGAAGGAAACAGTTGAAGAAACAAAGAAAGCAAGAAAAAGAACAAGAGCAGAAATGATAAGAGAATTAAAAAGAGAAGCATCTAAAATAGACATTGAAGTAATGAATTTAACCAATGGCTCATTTATTTATGAAAATGGTTATGATTCTATAAGAATGAATGAACCCGGAGAAACAGCCATAGTAGGATTAGATTTATTATTAAAAATGAAAAATTCTCCAACTATGAGAAAATTATTTTTATCAATAGTAGATATATATAGTGATGAATATGAATTAAAAGATGTGCTTGATATATTAGATTTAACTAAAATATATAACGACAAAGTTCTTACTTTGGATTACTTAGATGAGGTATTAGAAAATAGTACTGTTGATGAATTTGTGGGAATACTTGAAAACGAATCCCCTGAATTAGCTAAAAGATTATGCCAAAGAGCAGTTTATTTAGCTCACTTAAATGAATTTGATTCTATGGGTAAGCGTTCTGCAATCGAAAGCAAATTTAATAATGCTTATATATTTAAATCAAATTAGAAGGTGTTAATATGAGTACTCCAATAGAGAAGATATTTGTTGTTTTTTTAAACCAAGTTGAAGATGACGGACTGGCTTTAGCACCTGAAGAAATACAAATGAAAACAATGACCAGATATCTTCGTGGAGCGACTATAAAATTCGACACTTGTGAAAAGGATTTAACTATCGTTTCCGAAGATGATGGAGTTTCAGGTTATATTAAAGCTGATCTAACTGAAAGAGAAATAGAAATTCTTGCTTTGGGTATGGTATGTAGATGGCTACAAAGAATTGTAAATAGTGAAGATAATTTAAGGAATATTATTACAGACCACGATTTTAAGAAAACTTCAAATGCCAATTTATTAAAAAATTTAATGACATTGAAGAAACTTCACGAAGAGGATTTTCGAAAAATGAAAGTCGATTACACTTACGAAGGGCATTATGGTTTTGAGTAAGTTTTTAGATGAATACAAAACTTTTACTTTACGTGGTCAAAATAATAAAAGAGAAAAATTAAGGGCAACGGCTAAACTAACATTCGAAAAAATGCTATACAGGTCACCCACAGTAATAGATATACAAGTAACAGATGTCGATGAGGTGCTTATAACAGAAAATACAAAAACTGTTATGGCAGTAGTTAATAATATAACAGATAATGACCAAACATCATTAGATGAAAAAGAAATATATTTCCCTGTCGACACGAATGTCGATATAGGGTGCTATTGTTTCTTTGATAATTGTTATTGGTTAATTATATTTAAAGAGCATCATGAAATGGGTGCTTATTTACATTTTGTAGCTAGAAGATGTAATCAAATTATTAATTATGCCTATAATGGCATAGTATATCCTATCCCAGTTTCTATATTAAACCTAACAATGTATAGTGATGGTGTTAACCAAACTAGATATGTAGATATAGGAGATGCTAAAAGGCATATATTCATAGGCTCAAATCCAATTACAAGAACATTTGATACTGGAACAAGAGTAATGTTAACTAGAAAAACAGTATTTAGAGTTACACATATAAATGATTTTGAATTTAATGGTAGATATAGTGGTGCTGACGGGTTGATAAAAGCACTAACTCAACAAACGGTTCGCATTTTAGAAGACGATTGCGAAAATAAAATAGCCTACAATATAGTAGGAGAAAAAAAGGTTGAGGAAGATAATAACGTGATGGGATTAGATTACATTTATCTAGGCGAAGAAAATGAATACAATGTCGACACAGATAAAGAAATAGAATTTATACTAGATACAGATTATTCAAATACAAGTATTATAAGACAAGAAAATAATAAATGTACTATTAAACAATCATCTAATATTGAATCAATAGGTGATAACATTATGCTTATTGCTAGAGATAAGAAAACAAAAGAAACAATAGATATGTTTGTTATTACTGTGAG